GTTTTGTTTTTGGATGAGGCGGGTAAGTTCGAGAAGGGTATTGACATCCGAGAAGTGTGGCGCATCCACAGAACCTGTCTTTTGGTTGGCCGTAAGATTATTGGAAAGGCCCTTGTGGGTTCTACCGTAAATCCACTGGATAAAGGAGGGCGTGAGTACCGCGACCTATACTATGATTCGGACCCAAGAGACCGCAACGAGAACGGTCGAACAAAGAGCGGACTTTATGGTATCTTCATTCCAGCATACGAAGCGCTGGAAGGATTCTTTGACCCATACGGTAATCCTATTATAGAGGACCCAGAGAAGCCCGTCTTAACTGAGGACGGCACATTTACTGATATAGGAGCAAAGACATTCCTCAAAAACGAACGAAAGGGCCAACAACACAACAGCTACGAACTTAATGAAATTATTAGGCAGTTTCCTTTTACGGAGGATGAAGCTTTCCGTGATTCTACAAAGAGTAGCCTCTTTAATATCCAAAAGATATATGAGCAGGTTCAGTACAACGACGATCTTTATCCAAACCCTGTTGTTGTTGGGAACTTTGTTTGGCGTGGTGGCGAACAGGATACAGAGGTTTTGTTTAAGCCAGACTCCAACGGGCGATGGCGTGTTACGTGGCTACCTCCAGACACTATGCGCAATAAAAGAAAAGAGGACTATGGTAAACGTATTGCTCCTAATGCTGCTTATGGATGTGGCGGTGTTGACTCTTATGATATTGATACTACTGTAGACTATCGCTCATCTAAGGGTGCGTGCCACATCTTCAATAAGTTTAATATGGAGCATCCCAGCAATATGTTTGTCGCTGAATATGCTTCGAGACCACCGCTTGCTAAGATTTTTTATGAAGACGTATTGATGGCTGCTGTCTACTATGGATACCCAATACTGATAGAAAACAACAAGTATGGTATCGCAAGATACTTTGAATCAAGAGGTTACGATGGATATCTAATGGATAGACCTGCACATCTTGGCGCTGGAACAATGCACGTAAAAGTCAAAACAAAAGGTATACCATCCAACTCTCAAGACATTATCCAAGCTCACGCCCAAGCTATTGAAGCATACATTCACGATTACGTAGGAATGAATAACAATTCGGGCGAGTATGGCAAGATGTATTTTAACAGAACGCTAGAGGACTGGATTAACTTTAAGATAGACGATCGTACAAAATTTGACTTGTCCATCTCAAGTGGACTTGCTCTTTTGGCGGCACAAAAACAAGTAAAACAAAAACCCCAATCCGACTTTGACAGCAAGGTGTTTTTCAGGAAGGTACGCCCAATTAGCCGCTAATTGTTATTTGTATCTTTGTCCATAAAGTACTTACTAAATGGACTATACTGGAAAATCATCAAATTACGAGTCTATTTTCCCAGATCCATTAGCAGAGCAATCCAAGAAGCTAACCAAGCAATATGGACTGCAATATGCTAAGGCTATCTACTCCCAGTGGGGAGGTGTGGATGTTGACGGCTCCCTGTATGCGAAACGCTGGCGGGAATTTGAAATTTCACGTGACTATGCAAACGGCACACAAAATACTTCAATCTATAAACAAATTCTCACATCGCTGGATCCTAACAACGGTGACGGCGCTTTACTGTCTCTGGATTGGACTCCTGTACCTATTGTCCCTAAGTTTGTAAAGATTGTAGTAAACAAAATTCTATCATCTCGGATGTATCCGAATGTGGAGGCTATCGATCCATTATCGAGAAGCGAAAAGGATTACGAAAAAAACAAATTAAAGATTTTTATTGAAAACAAAGATGTTTTAAAGGAGGCAAAAGAAGCGGGATTAAAAACTGAATTAGATCCAGATACGCTTCCAGATTCATCTGAAGAAGCTGAAATCTTTTTGGAATCCAACGTAAAAACCGCCGCAGAAATAGCGTCTCAAATTGGCATCAATCTTACTCTTTCTTGGAACGACTTTGATGAGCGCATCTATCGTCGCTGTGTAGATGATTTGGTTACTGTTGGTATGGCTGTTGTCAAGCGTGAAAACGACCCCAACTACGGTATTGTCACAAAGTACGTAGACCCCGCATATTTTGTGCACAGCAACACTGATGATCCAAACTTCTCTGACCTTGTATATGCGGGGCATATGCAGAGTATGTCTATAACCGAATTAAAGCGTATTGCTGGAGACCAATTCACTGAGGAAGAATACAAGAATATGGCCCGAACGGTAATGAACCGTTTTGGCAATAATCCGAATCGTCTTGATACTGCTAATTTTGACGCCAACCTTGAACGCTATAACTACGGTTATGACCAATATACCATCAATGTGATGGACTTTGAGTTTATAAGTGTAGACAATGTCATCTTTGAAAAGAAGACAAGCGCTTATGGAAACATTGGATTCTACTACAAGGGAGAAAAATATAACGCCCCAAGCAATAGCGTTTACGACCGCGAGGCTGTATATATGCAAAACGCTACGCTTTATGGTGGGTGCTTTATTGTTGGAACAAACTATATCTACAACTACGGCCTTAAAAAGAATGTACCTAAAAACGTACACGACCTTAGCCGCACACGTATGAGCTATAGCGTGATTGCAACTAATATCCGTCGGATGATTCCTAAGAGTATGGTTTCTGGAGTCATTGGATTTGCTGACCAGCTTCAACTTTCGCACTTAAAGATTCAGCAAGCGATAGCTAAAGCGAAGCCTGACGGACTACTCGTGGATATCGAGGGACTAGAAAACGTCCAGCTCGGCAGGGGTGGAGAGTTGCAACCGCTAGATATTCAAGACATCTACGAACAAACTGGTGTCTTCTATTATCGCAGTAAGAATCCAGAAGGAGGGTTCCAGAATCCGCCTGTGCGTCCGCTTGACAATAGCATCCGAAATATTAATGAGCTTATCGCTCTATATAACCACTACCTGCGTATGATCCGCGACGCTACGGGAATCAACGAGGTAATGGACGGAACGACCCCTAAAGGAGACCAATTGGTAGGTGTCCGACAACAGCAGCTCGCCGCTGGAAACAATGCGTTGTATGATATTACAAACGCATCTCTTGTTTTGTATCGTCGCGTATGCGAGGACGTTGTGAAATGTTTGCAGATCATACCGCCAAAGAGTATTTTGTATCAAGCATATGAGAACGCCATCGGAAAGGAGAATATGAAGGTGCTTAGTTCTTTCTCCAAACTTCCTATGTACAACTTCGGTGTTCGCGTCGTTAGTGATATGAATGAGGTAGACCGCGCATACTTGGAGCAGAATATTCAAGTGGCCCTTTCTCAAAGGGAGATTGACTTAGAAGATGCTATTGCCATCCGCCAGTTGCGCGATATTGACCAAGCAGAGCGTTTGCTCGTTGTACGTCGCAAGAAGCGCATTAAGCAACAGCAAGATATTGCTTCTCAGAACTCACAGATGCAGGCCCAGATGAACCAGCAGACCGCAATGGCTACCTCACAGGGTAAGATGCAGGAGGAGCAAATGAAGGCTCAATTGGAAGCTCAGAAGATTCAACTGGAGTCGCAAGCAAAAGCACAGCTTATGCAATTGGAGTATCAGCTTAAGATGCAGCTTGAAGACCTAAAGGGTCGTTACGGTGTTGCCGAACAGCAAATTGAATCTGGAGTAAAGCAAAACCTTGAGAAAGAGAAAGAAGACCGTAAGGATGAGCGTGTTAAAAAACAAGCTGTTCAACAGTCCAAGCTTATCTCTCAACGCAAAGGAGAGCGCCCAGAACTTGAAGAGGAGACTGACATTGTTGACATTATACTCAATAAATAATAACTACTTTTGTAAAAGCAAGAGTTTCAGTCTAAATCTTTAAATTCTACTCTAATTATGTCTTATGAAAATCTCGCAAACCCAAGCAACTACCAGCAACTTGCTTTTGCTGAAAATGGGTTTCGCTTAATAACCGCATCATCCACACCTGTTGCTGGAGAATACTACCGAGCCGTCTATGCTCTTGAGGATTCAGTGGTGACTGTAGCGTCCGAAAATGGAGATTCGCTTGATGGCGCTGTTCTGTTTATTGGGGTTTCTATTTATGGAATTTTTTCTGAAGTCACTTGTTCGTCTGGAAGTGTGTTAGCTTATATTGGATAAGAGATGCTCGGTATAGCTTTTCAAATAACCAATACGTTTATAGAGACGGGTCGAATAATCCGAAATTACATTTGGGATACAGCATTAATTGTTTGGAACCATACATACAGGGTGTGGGACGAAGAAGAGTAAAATATTAAGAGATGGATTTAAGAGGTCAAACGATAAAAGATACTTATGGAAACGTAATAACCATTGGAAATACCGCTGGTGCACCGTCTTCTGGTGAGTTAACAAACGGACAAAATACCCCGTTTACTGGCCTCTTTACTGGAGGAAACTTTGGCGTTGGATCCTTACCTCAGAGTAACGCTACCCGTAGCGTTTTGAGAATTGGTAAAAGCGGCGGAAATGACGGTGGCCTTATCAATTTCTATGATGGAACAGATTCTTTAGGATCTATCTACACAGATTCAACTGGTAGCTTATTTATTAATGCCGATCCAGAAACGGTAACCTCTAACAGTTCTATTCGCTTCTCTGTTGATGGCGCTGCTCCAGCTCTCGCTATTGACAGCAACCAGCGTATTGGCGTAGGAACGACCTCTCCTACCCAAGCGTTGCACGTTACTGGTAGCGCTCGCATTCAAGGTGCAGTATATGATTCATCCAACTATGCGGGAACAAGCGGTCAGCTGTTGTCTTCCACAGGCACGGGCACTGCTTGGACAAGCGGCGGATATATTACAAGCATAGGTCTCACGGCTCCTACTGGCTTTACGGTCGCCAATAGCCCCATCACATCTTCGGGTACTCTTGCATTAAGTTTTGCATCTGGCTACTCTTTGCCAACAAATTCCAGCCAAACAAACTGGACTACCGCATACAACAATATGATCACT